TATATGAAAGTGGGGAATATTTTTTTATGATATTAATATGATATTATAATGATATAATTAATATATTATAGTATAATAAGATTAAAGTTGTTAGGTATTCATTCTATGTTATTGGGTGTATTAGGTATCTGTTTTATGTTATTAGGTATGTGTTGGATGTTATAACCACATAAGGTTTTGTTACCGTTTTGTAACCTTTTGTCTGAAAATATCCCCCACTTTGTAACTATTTTGTTACAATTATTGACCAGATAATAACAATTATCTGACATAATGGTAACGATTGTTACTACTTTGTAACTATTCACGACATTGTTAAAAATTTAACGAAGGGAAGCTTTGTATAAACTGCATAATTAAGTGTAGCGCAATATACTATATTACTATACAAACTACACAAACAACTAATATCTTACATCACTCTATTATCTCCCACATTATACCATAATATACCATCAAACTATTAATAAATATTCATTTTCCAACATGAATATACAATCAATTATTCATTTTTCAACTTGACAAAAATACTTTAAAATCTTGAATTATTTAAATATTTAAATTAAATTATTGAAATATATTGAATATAAGATAATATTCTATATCAATCAATATCAAATATTACTTTTAATCTTTTAAATAATATTTAATATACCCTTATATCTAACATTACTTCAAAATATCAAACTATTCAAATATTTGAATTATATCTAATATTACTTCAAACTATTGAATTATGCCGAACATCACATAATATTTAAAATTATTGAATTATATCTAATATTGTTTAAAGATTTTTAAATAATATTCAATATTACCGTATTCTGAATATTACTTAAAATTATTGAATGATATTTAATATTATTTAAAATTATTGTAGTATATCAAATATTACTTAAAATATTTGAAGGATTGAAGGGAAGATTGTTAAATAGTTAACAAAAGCCCTTTAAAATCGCTTATAAGCGCATTTAGGCCACCTGTAGTATGTTTATATTCCCAAAGCTTTAACTCGATTTTGTATATTTATCACGTTCCGAAAATATCGAATATTCATAGAAAAGAGCCGCTTTTTACTCTGAAAAGTTAAAATATTCATTTTCAAGCCCTGTTTTAACTCTGATTATTCACTTTTTGAATGTATATTTGATGAATAAAACCGCATAAAATGAATATAGTCAATATGCACAAAAGAACATATATAAATTTATATATAATGCCAAAAACTTTATTTTTATAACTTTTTAATTCTAAAAGTAGCCTTTTTTGATTCATTTTATAATTTTTTAAACCCTGTTTGTCAATATGCACAAAATAAGGCGGTCATTTTTCAAAATCTTGTGTCTTTTTGCACAAAAAAAAATTGATAACTTTTTAGGGCAAAAACAGGGCTTTTTTATTATTTTTTAATTGTTTTTTAAACCCTATTTTTACCAAATTCTGATTGACAAAAAATTATCATAACTTTTAAAAGAAAAAAGATAATAAAATAAAGAAAAAATATAAATTTTTATAACCTCTTTCGCGCGTGTGATACAATACAATCGCAAGCTAAGCTTGCAAGGGCCGCTATATGCCCTTTGTGTACCTTTGGAAAGTGGATAGGTTGAGCGTGGCGCGCGAGTAGCGCCCGCACGGATTAAGAATTGATAGCGCGTTGACTTGTCCGCGCTCTGCTCTGCGGCCTTTTCTGAAACGTGCGGGAGGTGCGGAAAGCGCAAAGCGCTTATAATTCCTTGAAGCCTGAACATTGACAATTTAAGCCGTTTTAAGCCCTTTTTAATGGTATTCTTGCCTATTTTGCGAGACGATTTAAAAAGGGCTTAAAACGTGCCGTTTTAGCGTGAGAATGTTTTTTTGGGCCTCTTTTCGGAAAGGTCAATTATTATGAAAATTATTACAAAAGTTGATTCTGTTAATACTACCATGGAGGAAAGAACAACAACTTTCCTTGTTCAATTCAGCGAAAAAGAACAAGAAAAGATTGATTCTCTTGAATTTTATATTGATTCGCTTGAACATCCTAAAAATTACACATATGACGATAAAGAACAAAAATATAATGATTCTTGCCTTTATCACGAATACAAAACAATTTCAAACTTGATTTGTGATATTTTCGGGGATTATACAAAAATCTATGAATGTTCAACAAGTATTCCGGGTGGTTATGGTGTTTCTGTATACGGCGAAAAAAGCTTGTGTAATAATCTTGCTTTTGTTCATGTAACAGAGTATTTAAACATCTGAAAAGAGGGAAACAAATGGAGATAGAAGTAAAATATTATTATGATATGTGCGACATTTACGGCGAAAAAGTGACGATTTATGTATTTAATGATAATAGCGTAACGGTTGAATATTTCAATTTTGACTTGTTCCGGATAGATACAAAAGAATTTGAAAACGAGACAGCCGCTTATAATTGGGCATATAAAAAAGGATACAGAGAATAAACAATAAATACAAAAAAACAATAGAAAAGAGGCCGAAAAAAGCATTTTCACATTAAAAAAATAGGAGGAAAGTTTTAAAATGAATAGAAAAGAGATATTTAAAAAAGAGGTTGAAACGGGCGCGACAATAACGGAAATTAAAGTTTATACAAATAGTTTGCGGCTTGTTTTAGCGGCTCTTTCAGGCCGGGATTATGTAATAACTTCGGACATTAACGGCGGGCGTATAATATTCACTAAAGACGGCATTTTATCAAAAGAGGAACAAGAAAAGATTGGAGCGGAAATTAAAGACTTAGAGAAAAAAATCAAACTGTATGAGAGGACTGTTAAAAATGGAAAAATTTGTTAAATGCCCGTTTTGTTTAAGCTTTTTTAAAGAATCGGACTTTGAAAAGCATTTAAAAGACGAGGAAAGAGAACGCGCTGAATATAGGAGAAAAGTTATTTTCGGCAAGTATAACTTTGGAAATACATCATTATATAGAGCTACAAACAAAAGATTTTAATGCATATTATTTTTTAAACCTTTATACTATGCGGAAAAGTTATTATAATATAATTTTTCCGTATAAATAAGGGCTTAAAAAGTCCTAAAAATTACATTTTTTGGAGGTAAAAAATCATGGGAAGCAACACAATGCCAAAATGCCAGTGTCCGGAATGCAATAACATGGGCGTTTACAAGTACGCTGTTCGCCGTCGTGGAGGTGGTAATGCTTTCATGTGCGAATTTCACAAGATTAATAATGAGTCCTATTACACTAAAAATAATATTCATGTTGGTACAATCAAAGCGCATAAAATGACTTTAGGCGTCGAATTTGAAACGGATTTTGCAAGTGAATATGCGCGGCTTGAAATGATGTTACAAGGCTTTCTCCCTACACATGACGGCTCAATTCGTGGCCCTGAATTTAAATCCCCAATCATGGAGGGATTCAATTCTATCAAAGCTTTCATTCCTACAATCCAATATTTAATTGACAATGGGGAAATGGGCTTAAATTATAACTATTCTGACGCATGGGCACCCTCTACGGGAACGCATACGCATGTAGGACATCATGATTACATGAACGCATTAACAATGTCTTATATCCGGCGGTTTTATCATTCTTTGTTCCTGCCACTTTGTAAAGCAATGTTGACAGATAGGGAAAAAGTAGCGCGGATTTTCGGCCGAAACTTTGTTGATTATGCAAGCCCCATTACAGAAAGAACGACAGCGACAACACATAGTAATTTTATCAATACGCAACACAAAAATACGTTAGAATGGCGTATTTGTGTGTATAGGAATGAAAAACAATATGCCCATTGTGTCGATGTTGTTGTGGATATGTCTAGCAAGGTTTTTAATACATTTTGCGCGAAAGTTCTTGAAATGGGACTAACTGAAAATCAGACTTTGACGGCAGAGCAAAAGGCCGAACTGAAAAAGGCCGCTGAAAAGGCCGCAAAACAGATTGTCAAAGTATGGGAAAAGGCATAAAAAGGAAAAATTACAGGGAAATAATTCCCTGTAATTTTTTTGTAACCGATTGTGAAAATTTTAACAAGTCTCATTTTTCAAAATGACAAAACTTTATTTATTTAAATCATTAAAGTTATTTTTTTAACAAACAGATTGTTAAATTTTTCACACTTTAGTGATTTAAAGTATTAGCGTATTATCACTTTAAATCGTTTTTTATCATTTTGAAAAATGATGCATACACTTTAACGATTTAAAGCGCTGTCGTGCTAACACTTTAACACTTTAAAGTGATAGCAAAGTAGCGAATTAGCGAAAGTGGTTAGAGATCTTTAACTGAAAATGTTGGGCTTCCGTCTGCGTCAATTACACTTTATATTTTTTCCCGGCATAAAAAAGCCATTTTGAAAAATGATGAATTTTTATGCATAATTTAACGCTTTAAATCGTTAAAGATTTTTTCACTTTAATTCGCTAAATCGCTAATGATTTAAAATGTTAAAGTGAAAAGTTTTCGTTTGTGTCTGATATTAAGTTATAAAAAATTTTTTCCCAAGCGCTATATTATTATATATTCAGATTTTCCCGCTCAATATAAAAACTTTTCGACAATCTAATTTTATAACAGATAATAAAAAATTTTTTATTATCTCTACTAACAGAAAATAAACTCAAACAACAACAAAAAATATTTATAAAACGAATTAAAACCCGCTCAGAATCTTTTTAAATTCTTTCATAGTATATTTATATCTCCCAGCAGAAAAGCCCAGCAGAAGCGATTTAAAACGGGCATTGTTAAATAAATAACAATTAAAAATTTTTATTTTCTTGTGATAAATTTAATCATTTTTTAATCTGAAAAATTATTTTTTTTGTTTCTCCAATTTTCAAAATGTATTTGTATTTGTATATGTGAATGTATGTGTATATGTATTTGTATATTATCATTTTAAAAATGACGGCTGAAAATTTGAAATCGAATTTTTTATTTTCATTTTTCAATTTGATTTTTCTCGTCCGAAAGTTTGAAATTGATTTTCTCATTTTGAAAAATGATTTGAAAAATCAAAATCGAATTATTTATTTTGAAAAATGAAAATAAATAAAAAAACGGGGAGTTTTTAATCTTCCCGTTCAATAATTTCTTCAAAGCTGGAATAACCAAGCCATTCCGCAATTGTATCATCTTCAAACCAGAAAAAGTCGTTTACTTCGGTTTCTTCCATTCCTTCCGGGTACAGCTCTTCGAGCATGGAAAAAATCTGTTCAACTTCTTCAGTAGTCAGATACCTTACAGTATCACGCGCACCAGACCAAAAATCAAAATCACTATAACTGTTAACCTCTTTGTAAACCTTCATTTGTAAGCCCTCCATATATTTTTTGATTTGTTTTTTGCCCTTCGGCAATTATGAGTATATCAAAAGGGTTTTTATTTGTCAAGTATTTTTTTAAAAATTTTTTCAAAGAATTTTTTATTCATTTTTCAATTTGAATTTTTTATTTTCGTTTGCTTCCTATCTTGTCATTTTTTAAAATGATTATTTTCTTTATCATTCTTTATTCTTTTTATTCATTTTTAAAAATGAAAACTCTTATATATAAAAAATAGAAAGCCGATTTTTCACGGCTTTCTATTCTGTGCTCTTTTTACTATTTCTTTCCATTCTTCAGAAGTGAAGTGAGGACGCACACCAAAAACATCTTTATGCATATCGGAGTAAAAATCAAAATCGTCATCAAATGCGGCGCTATCAAAATAAATCATGTCGCATACATCTTGCCCATGATGCCCAGCACGAGAAGCTTTAACGGAGTATTTATACCAGTAATTGCCGAAGTCTTTTGCAACATTAGGAATAAAGCCCCAATCTTTCCCATGATTTGTAAAAGTAATTTCGTTTTTCCCGTCAGAAGTTTTATTGAAATTAATTTCAAAACCTTCTTTAAAATCAACAGTCATTTTTTTTGATCTCCTTTATTTTTTATTTTGTCTTTCGACACTAACAATATATCATATCTGTTATTTCTTGTCAAGAAAAATTTTTTAATTTTGCACCATTTTAAAAAATGGTTTATCCTTTTTTTGTTTTTCTATTTCATTTTTAAATTTGAAATATTTATAGACTTCATTTTTCAAAATGTAATATAATAATATCTCATTTTTCAAAATGAGATTTAAAATCATATTATTTTTTTCATTTCTAAAAATAAGAAAAACGAAAGAAAAAATTTTTAAAAACCTATTGACAAGTTTATTTTGATGTGGTATATTGGTTATGCTGATAAAGCAAATAAAAAAATTATTTAGGAGGATTTAAAAAATGTCCACTATTAAAGATTTGCGCCGCTGGTATAACTGGTACACTCATTGCAAAGTTGGTTACTGCTGTTATCAAGACGATAACAAGAGCAAATTTTCCCTTGTTGAACTTGGTTATAATTCGGGCGTTTATGGATGGAATTGGACAGCATACGCAGACAATGAGACAGATACGCTTTACATTTCTTGTTATAGAAATGTCCCTTCTTACATCAAAGAAAAATAAAAATAAAGGGGATTTTTCCCCTTTATTTTTTTATCTATTTTAAAATTCTCATTTTTCAAAATGAAGATTTTTTATTTTAATTTTATTTATTTTATTCATTTTTCAAAATGATATTTTTATATTTAGATATTTAAAAATTTTTCCATTTTAAAAAATGACGAAAAGAAACAGAAAATTGACAAAAGTTACAAAAGAAAGTCGTTGACATAATAGTCTTCATGCGATATATTTACATTACAAAATAAATTTTGCGGGAGGATGCAAAAAATGTTTATTAAATTCCTTAAAAAAATTTTTACTTTTAATTTTTCTGATTCTGAAATCATTCAGCAAACAATTATTTTTTCTGAGATTCTTTAAAAAAATAGTTGACAAAAGAAACCCTATATGTTATATTATACTCACATCAAACAAATGGAGGAATAAAAAATGAAAATTTACGAACTGAACAACATTTACGATTCTCGCAAAAGCTTTTACGGTAAAGCCCATGTAATTGACCATGACAACGGTGTGCTGGAGCTTCAGAGCTATGATACAATTGTTTCCCGTTGTGTTAACGGAGTTGTGGAGCATTTGGGCAAATGGAGCCAGACCACAAGCCGCCACCAGCGCGAATTTGAAAAACAGTTTGCACATTAACCGGGTGAAATATCCCGGTTAATTTTTTATTTTTTGTCGGATTTTCATTTTTAAATTTGAATTTTTAATTTTGTTTTTGATTTTCATTTTTCAAAACGATATTTTATAAATAGATTTCCATTTTTAAAAATAAGATTATTATATTAAAATTCATTTTTTAAAATGATAAAAATATTATAGAGAAAAAATTCCAAATTAAAAAATGAATTTTATATCATATAAAAAATCAAAATTAAAAATTGAAAAAATATCTTGACAAATCTTTTATTATGTGGTAATGTATAGTAAACTGAACAGCGAAAGGAAGCTCAAAAAATGAAAACGTCTATTCACTTTTCAGCAGACAGAAAAAGCCGCGCCGCTATTCTTGAAGAGCTTAAAGCGCCTATACTTTCCGTAAATGGAAAGCTCTGCATTTTCATTGTAGACAAAGGACATAAAAACGGAAAAGAAATTCACGTTATTACTGAAAATGGAGTTATTAATATTTATAATTATAATTCTAAAAAATATATAACTGGGCTTATTGCAAGACCAGCACAACTAACAAGATACGGTTTTGTAATTCCTGATTCTGTTTTAGAAAAAGCTCGGATGCATTGCGCTTTACATTACAATGAAATTTAAATTTTGCCGGGAGGGTATAAATTATGTATCAAAAGAAATCTCGTATTGAAGCAGAAAATGAAGCAAAAGAACTTAGCTTGAAATTTCCTGAAAAAATTTATTATGTAATTGACAAAAAGCATGGTAAAGCCGCTTGTCATGGTATCGAATGGATTGTAAGACAAAAAATTGTTTTTGAAAATTATTTTACTGTATGTACTTATAAAAACGGTATTAGGCATTAAATATGGAGGAATTAAAAAATGAAAGTAATTTGTGATTGTGGAAAATCTGGAACTGCAAGAAAAATTCTTGTGCAAGATAAAAATAAAAGATTGTATACTTGTTATTGTTATTTTGGAAATCCTTCTCAAGATTTTGTTGTTGATGAAAAAGATAATCTTATACATGGAAATAAAGAATGTTATATAAAAATTGCGGCAAGAAATTATATTATTGATAATTATTTATAAAAATGGAAATTAATTTTTTCGTTTTTATTTTTTTATTCATGAGATTTTCATTTTTCAAAATCAGTTTTTCTTTTTTAATTCATATTTATTCATTTTGAAAAACAAAAATCCTAATTAAAAAATCTCATTTTTAAAAATGAATTTTAATTTTCTACTTGACAAAAAGAAAAAAATATATTACACTTTCATTGTCATTAAACGAAAGGAGAAATTTTCTATGGGTTACGAAAGCAGAATTTTTTTCGTGGAGCGTAAAACTTGCTTTGACGGTAGAGTTGTAATTGGTTCTGAAATTTCAAGATTTGATTTGTCAAAGATGGGATATTATGAATATAACGGAAAGAGTTTTAGAGAAATCTTTACGCAGGAAATTGATTTTGATTTATACATTAATGATTCTTATGGTGAGGATGCGCGTATAGATTCGTATGGGGAGCATTGTAAATGGGCTACAATAGAAGAAGTTATTGAATGGCTTGAAATGTATTGTGCTAATGTAAATTACAGGAGAGCAGAAAATCTATTGTTTTATCTATATGTAATGAAAAAACAGATAGAAGAAAATAAATGGGGTCAAATTTGCGTTGTCCATTATGGTTATTAATTAGTGGTTTAATCCACCAATTTTTATTTATATGTTTACACCATTTTGAAAAACGAAAACGCTCGGCTGAAAATTTGAAATCCATTTTTGGATTTGAGTTTTTTATTTCTAAAAAATATTTTTGAAAAAGTAGTTGACAAATAAGAATTTTTGTGATACATTATATGTAAACTTGAACAGGAGGGAAAATTAAAAATGAAAATCTGGGTTGTTGTTGATGTTGATAATGGAAAAGCAGTTAAGGCGTTTTGTGGTGAAGATGCAGAAGAAAGGGCAAGTGATTATGCCGACATTTATTATTCTAAAACTGGTTTTGATTGTCGGTATGATGAAGTTTCTTTGTTGAAGAATATTTAAAGGAGAATAAAAAATGATTTATTATAATGATAAAGCAAGAGAGACAGCGCAAGAAAATATTAGCCGTCTTATAAAAGTTATTATGGGGATGAAGTCAAGCGAACTTTCTTTTATTGATGCTTTAGATATTAGTTCTTATCTTACAACTTTAAGCGAAGAAATTGAAAAAGAGAAGGGAAAGTAAAATCCCTTTTCTTTTTTTTATTTTGTTTCTTTGTCATTTTTAAAAATGAAATTCTTTTATTTGTAAAAAATATCAAATTTAAAAATGACAAAACGGTAAAAATTGGGTCTTGACAAATTACAAATTATATGGTATAATCAAGCAGAATAAAAAAAGAAAAGAAAGAAGGAATGTTAAATGTTGTATGCGGCTTATGGTTCTAATATGAATTTGGGGCAAATGGCATGGCGTTGTCCTGATTCTAAGGTTGTAGGAAAGGGAATGATTAAAAATTACAAATTGAAGTTTTCTTATCATGCGGATATTGTTCCCTCTGATGGTGATTGTGTTCCTGTGGTTCTTTGGGAAGTACCAGAAGTGGATTTTTATGCACTTGACAGATATGAAGGTGTTCGTGGTGGATATTATAAGATGGTTAATCTGCCTGTAAGCACCAGCCGTGGTCTTAAAAACGCTATTGTGTATGTTATGTGTGGACAGCATGATTATCAGATGCCGTCAGAAAGTTACTACCAGATAATTAAAACGGGTTATGAAGACAATAAAATTTCCCGGCGATATTTGTATAACGCAATTATTGAATGTGCAAAGGAGGTTGGATTATACGAAGAAGAATAATAGAAGAGCGGCTAAGAATTATGTTTGCCCTGTTTGTTTTCGAAGACCTAATAAATGTATTTGCAGTTGTTATTCTATGAGTTTAATTCTTGTAGATTCAAAGTTGCAATATGCAATTCAAAAGTTAAATGATGCAAATTTCTTTACTGTTGATTGTTGCGAAGGACATTTTGAAGATAAAATTCCAAATACTTATATTAGTTTTGTAAAGAATAGAAAATTTGTAGATGCACCAAAAGGATTTAAAATTGAAAATGGAAATGTAATAAGATATATTTATAAGAATACAAAATCAAAAACTGAATTTAGGAAAGAACAAGAAGAGGTAATAAACAATTTAAATGAATGGGTAGATTATTTAACGGGGGACAATTAATTTGTTTCCCGTTTTTAATTTTCAATTTTGAAATTTTGATTTTGAAAAATGAAAACCTAAATCTAAATTTCATTTTTCAAAATGTGATTTAGAAATTTAATTTTGATTTTAAAAAATGATAAATAAAAATTCTCAAAATTTTTTTATAAAAACTATTGACAAACAAACAAAAATGTTGTAATATTCTAAATGAAAATTGAAATTGATTTTGGAGGAAATAAAAATGAAAAGATTTTTGTATATGGCTGAAGGAAATAAGTTATATACTGTTGATGCACCAAATGCAGAAATGGCTTATAGAAGTCTTTGTGGATGGTATAATCCAGAAACTAAAATTATTATTATTGACCCTGAGACAAAATATACTCATATTTTTTCAAGAGAACTTGATAAGAATGGAAATTTAATTTTTATTTTTGATTTATTGGAGGGTTGAAAAATGCTTTCTAAAAAGGCTTTAAAGTGGTTAGAATCAATTCAATATGAAAAGTTTACACATGAAGAAAGAATTATTTTATTGCAAGCGGCAATGATTATTTATCCTGATAATGAAGAAGTAGAAAGGGGATAATATATGACCCTAATTAAAATTTATATGTTTATTGTAATGATTCTTTGTCCTTTTTTAAATTGGTATAATGAAAAATGGTTTAAATATATTCTTCAAATTTCTCTTTGGTTTATTTCTTTTTCTATTTTGTTTATTATAAAAGAAATGGGGTATTAAAAAATGAAAATGTCAGAATTAGTTAATGAACTTTCAGAAAGAATTAAAATATATGGCGATGCAGAAATTGTTTTAAAAAATAGAGCTAATATAGAAGAAAAAGAAATTTTTGATGTATTTTTTGATGGAGTTAATTTTGTAATTCTTCTTAAGAAAAAAGTCATTTTTTAATTTCATTATTTTTAATAGTTTCACCAAATTGGTGAAACTTATTTTTTACTGAAAATTATCATTTTAAAAAATGAATAAAAAAATTTTTTAAAAAAACACTTGACAAAGAAAAAAGAATGTGTTAATATACATAATGTAAAAACAATAAATGAAAGGGGAACAAAGATGAAAAAAATTACAGTTGATAATTCAATTTATTCCTTGGAAAATGTAAGGCGTATTGATAAATATGAAGTTGGCAATACAATTATAATTAAATATTTTAATGGTGATTTTGAAGAAATATGGCTTGATAATCCTTTTAGAAGAGATACTGTATTTGCTTGTATTAGTCAAATTTTAGAGAGGTGAATGAAAATGTACAAGACAACTTTTAGAACATTGGCAAAAAATAAAGATGGGGTAATTGCCGCCATTAAGAAGGATGGATTTACTGATAATGATTTTAATTATTATCATGGCAAAGATGGATGGTTTGCAATTGACCCTTTAAGTGGTCTTTCTGTTTATAAAGGCAAGACAAAAAAGGAAACAGTTGATTTTGTTCATTCAGCAGATTTTGCAGTAAAGTTTAGCGATAAAAAGAAGACAGCAGATTATATTCAAAAGGTCACCTTTTTCTATAAGAAGCAAGTTGAATGTGGAGCTATTCAAGAACTTTAATTAAAAAGGAGTGTTTTAGAATGGTCGTTGTAGCAACTGATTTGATTAATGGGATGAAACATTATTATACTGATGTAAAAACTATTAAATTTAAAATGGCTTTTAATACACTTGTTTTTAAAGATGGAAGTGAATTAAATTTTCATATTTGGATTTATCAAATTGAAATTTTTGACAATTAGGGGTGATAATTATTATTGAAGAGCCTGTATCTTATATAATTTTAACAGTTATAGTTATATTTTTAATTGTATTATTTATTAAAAAGGCTATGGCAGAAATAGAAGAAAATAAAAAAGATTAAGAAAGGAATTAAAATTATGTTGAATATTAATAAGGCAGATAGAATGATTGAAAGTCTTGAAATTATGGCAAGCGACAATTACTATCCTATTGAAGATAATGATTGTTATAATAAGATGGTTGATATGGTAGAAAATGCAGACTATAAGGGTGAATCTTTTGTAGATAAGGAAGATTTTATATTGCTTTATAATAAAGTAAAAAAGGCAATTGATAATTTTTAATATTTTATTTATAAGGCTGAAAAATTCAGCCTTATATTTTTTTTTTTTAAATATAAAAAAGTCATTTTGAAAAATGAAAAAAATAAATAAAATAATAAAATTCCATTTTGGAAAATGATGTGTATTGTCAATTTGCATAAAAAATTTTTTTTATTTTGTGCAAATTTTTTCTTGACATTTATATTAGTTTGTGATAATATAATGGCATAAAGTTAATGGGGGGTATAAAAAATGAAAAATGTCCTAAAGGTTTATGAAGATTGCAGAAAGATTTGTATTGACTTGAATATTCCTATTGCAGATTGTATTAGGGTAAAAGTTAATAGCAGAGCAAAAAAGCGTTGGGGTCTGTGTAAGCTTGAATGTCAAGATGAATATATCATTGAAATTTCTGATAGACTTCTTGACGATAGCATTTCAGAAGAAGCAACTTTTAATACTATGATTCACGAACTTTTGCATACTTGCCCTAATTGTATGAATCATGGTAAAGAGTGGAAGAAGTGGGCAGATGTAGTTAATCGTAATACAAAATATAATATTAAACGCACGACAAGTTGTGCGGAAAAAGGCATAGAAAGAGAAGTTAAGTTTTTTAAATATACTGTTACTTGTAATTTATGTGGGGCTGAATGGCATTATAATAGGGCTGGAAATGTAATTCAGAATTTGAATAGATGCAAATGTCCTTACTGTAACAAAAGAAGTTTGTCTTATGTTCAAAATAGATAAAGGGGGATAAAAATGGATAAAAGAGTAAATAAAAAGAATGATGCTGAACTTCAAGAATATTTGCAATTTAGAAGAAGAGGTTACTTTGTCAAATCTAAAAAAGGCAAAGGAAGTTATGACAGGCAGAAAATGAAGAAGGAGTTGAATAAAGAATGAATTTTATAAAAGATGTATTTAAAGATGAAAGTTTAGTAGATAAATTTTCCTTAGTTTCTTGGTTTCTTATTATTCTTTTTGATATTATTTTTCCTATTTACTTTATTTTAAGTGTTGATAATTTTGTTATAAAAATTATTTGCATTATTTGTTTAATGACGATTAGTATTATTATTGGTATGATTATTGGATTAATTATATGGGAGGATTAAAATGATACAAAAAATTGATTATTATTTTTCAACAAATACTTTTACAAGTGAGACAAATGATAATTTAGATGAAATTAAAAGACAAGCAAGGGAATATATTAAACAAAATAATGAAAAATGTTTCATTTTTAGAAATGAAAGATATACTGTTGTAGATAGTCATGGGGATTTAATTTATAATAGTCGTTCTATTATTAGGGAATTTGATGCTGAAAGTGAGGTAAATTCTGATGTATAAAATCACAAGGGCTAATCCTAAAGTTTTTGCAGATGAAAGATTTGAAGATGGATATAGGGGTTTTCGTGCTTCGCCTACTGAAACGCCAGAAGAGACTAAAGCAAGGTTTAACAGGCTTGTAAAGAAGTGCAACAAGAAGTTTAGGGTTTGTGATGACGATGGCGAATGGTATGTTAAAGGCGTTGCTACAACTAATGATGATGAAAGGGCTTTCCAACCTTTAGATGAAATTGGGGTTCTTTATGGATGTACATATATTGAATATTGGAATGATGAATTTGGTGAATGGGAGGTTTTGTAATTGTATTCAGTATATTTTGATAATGAAAATGTAGCAAATTCTCATACTTATTTGGGGATTCTGTGGAAGATGCATAAAATCCCTTGTAAGAAGGGAACATATGTAAGGATTGAACAGAATAAAGTGATTCTTAAATATATAAAAGGGGATAATTAAAATGAAGTATAGTTATGAATTTCATGGTTTTACAATTGTAGAGTCTTATGGTGATTGGCTGGTATATGGAACAAACAAGGAAACTATTAAATATGGTTTTCTTAGAAAATTTGATACTGATAAAGAAGCAGAGGATTTTATTCTTAAAATTCTCTGATTTTTTTATATTTATTTTTTTTCATTTTTAAAAATGACTTTTTTATTTTATATATTTTTTATCATTTTTAAAAATGAAGTTGTTACATTTATGTAAAAAAAATTTTACCAAGAATAAAAAAGGTTTTATTTTTTTCTTTTAATTACGAAAATGTTATATTTTCACCAGTAGTTATACTTTTAGTGTAATTACTGGCGAAAATATGATAAATATGTATATATTTAATTTAACTTAATTTATAAATTATTTGAATTTAACTATTAATATTAAATTTTTTATAAATTCAAAATCAATTTTTTTATTTATATTTTTTAAAATGTTTCATTAAATTTATATGTTTCATCAATTTGGTGAAACATATAAAATGAATGAAACAAATAATTTATATATTATATTATTAAATATATTTATATTTTCTATAAATAAAAATTAAAATATATAAATATATTATATTAATTGTATTAATTTAAAGGTAATTGAATAAAATCAAAAATAATATATCATATATAAAAATATATTATATTTATAATTTATTATAATATATTAATATTATATATTTATATATATAATATATTATAATAAAGTGTGGTCTGAAAAATTGAATTTGATTTTTTTATCTGTGAATTTGAATTTCATTTTTAAATTTGAATTTTTCATTTTGATTTTTAAATTTGAATTTTATTTTCCTGTTGACAAAATAAAATAAATATGATATAATGCAGAAGAATTAAAAAGGGGGGAATAATATGCCTTATGTTAATGAAGACGCAGACATTTCAACACCTATGAAAGCGATACAAGTTTTCTGTTTTGAATGTTGTGGCGGGTCGAAACAAGATGTAAAAGAATGTACTGCATCTAAATGTGCTTTATACCCTTATAGGCTTGGGAAAAATCCATATCGAAAATCAAGAGAATATAGTGAAGAAGAAAAAGAACAGTTAAAAGAAAGAGTTAAAAAAGCAAGAGAAAGAAAGGAAATGAAAAATGAGGAATCCTAATAGAATTGATACTTTTTGTAATGAATTGGCAAAGATTTGGAAAAATAATTGCCCAGATTGGCGTTTTGGGCAGTTTATTTGTAATACATTTGGTCAAATGGCGGCAGATGGGCGTGACCCATTCTTCCCAGAAGAAGATGAAATGATTAAGTATTTTAGAAATTATTTTGGTGCAGAGGAAAATTAAAAATGAAAATTCGTAAAGGTGTTTTTGAAACTAATTCAAGCGGTACACATAGTATTGCAATTTCAAAAAGTCCTGCAACCATTAGAAAAGGAGATTCGATTCGTTTCCATATTGGGGAATATGGATGGGAAGAAAGTGAATATTCTTTTCCAAGTTATATGTATACTACATTATTAGATTGTAATGATAATGAAAGTATTAAAAAATTGAAATCAATTTTAGATAAATGGGAAGTAAAATATAGTTTTGAAGAACCACATTATAATTCAAAATATGGTTATATTGAATCTGGCTATGTAGACCATTCATATGAAGCATTACCTATTATGCATGAAATTCTTAATGATGAAGATTTGTTAGCAAGGGCATTGTTTGGTGATAGCACAGTATATACAGGAAATGATAATAGTTCTGAAGGTGATTCCATGTGTTATTGTGCTGATTCAACAATTTGGGATGATGAAACTGAATCATATATTCCAAATCCTAATCACGATTCAGAACATTTTGATTATTTCTTTAAAGGAAATTAAGAATATTAAGGGAGATAGAATTTGTTTGCTTATAAAAATGGTACATATACAGTAATGATTTTAGATGATGGAACTAAAATTCGTTATAATAAATCTGATATTTATATTCCTACCAGAGTAGAAAGTATGGATATAAAAATTACAAATCAATGCGACATGGGTTGTCCCATGTGCCATGAAAATTCTACACAAGATGGGAAACATAGTGATTTGCTTGTTTTTGGAAACGATATTATTAATTCTATTCCTTCTTATACTGAACTTGCTATTGGTGGTGGTAATCCACTTTCCCATCCACATCTTGAAATTTTCTTAAAAGAATGTAAAAGAAAAAATATTATTTGTAATATTACTGTAAATAAATTTCATTTTGTAAAAAATATAGAATATATTAAATATCTTTATAATGAAAAACTTATAAATGGAATTGGTGTTTCTGTTTTTGATATTAATAATGAAGAAATTAGTTTAATTAAAGATGTTGGTGCAGTATGTCATGTTATTATTGGTGTTACACCATTAGAAGTTTTAAAGAAGTTAGCAAATAAAGATATTAAAATCTTAGTATTAGGCTATAAACATTTTCGTAGAGGTATTACTTTTTATAATAATAATCAAGATAGAATTGATTTTATGATTGCTTCATGGAAAGTATTTATAGCAAATTGTATCGAAGAAAGTTATTATTCAATTATTAGTTTTGATAATCTTGCAATCAATCAACTTAATTTAGAAAATATTCTCACTAAAAAAGAATGGGATTCCTTCTTTATGGGTGATGATGGAATTGATGGTGAATTTAATTCTGCCAGTATGTATATTGATTTAGTTGAAAAAAAGTTTTGTAAAAATAGTTGTTGTAGAGAAAGATTTGATTGTGAAGAATTTGACAATGATGTAAGTAAAATGTTTAATTTTCTTTTGAAAAATAATACTTGACAAATTTAAACTTTTATGATATAATACATATACAAATTAAGAAAGGAATTAAAATTTATGGCAAAGTATAGGTTTATTAGGAACAACAACAAGATTATTTGTCTTTCAACTTATGCAAAGAAAGTTGTTAGGGGAATTGCAAAGTGTTCACCCAAGGATAATTTCAGTATTGAAATTGGTGAAAGACTTGCACAGCTTAGATGTGATTTTAAGGTTGCAGAAAAGCGAATGAATAGGGCTTATAATAAGTATATTGAAGCAAGACAGTTGCTTTTTGAAGCACAGAAGCATTTTGATGAAATGAATAAGTATTATGATGAATCTTGCTGGAAGTATAATGAAGCTCAGCGTGTGCTTTATAATTTCCAAAGAAATATTTAATATCTACTTGACAAATTAAAATAAATATGTTATAATAAACAAGTAGATTAAACATACAACCTCTTATGTTGTTCTGGATGTGTGATGGATAGAGAACAACAACCTCCATTTTGAATTTAATATTGGTTCTGTCTTTGGCGTATATGGAAGTGCAGAAGTAATAACTTGACAAATGGATTAGTTAGTTAAAATCCAGCCGAGCAAGTTGCCATTTTACTTGGCGCTGTACCCAAGGGGCTTAAGGGGTCGGTCTTGAAAATCGAAAGGCAGTTAATAGCTGTGCGTGGGTTCAAATCCTACCAGCGCCGCCATGCAGGAATATCCTGCATTTAAATTTTAATAAAAAGGTTGGTGTTAATGGAAAGTTTTTTTAATTTAAAAGAACGTAATACTACCATCCGTACAGAAATTTTAGCTGGTATTACAACATTTATGGCAATGGCTTATATTTTGTTTGTAAATGCTGGTATGTTTTCTGCTTTACCTGATGTAAGTTATGAAGGAATGTATATTGCAACAGCAATTTCGGCTTGTGTTGGTTCGCTTTTAATTGGATTGCTTGCAAATCTTCCTTTGGCACAAGCTTCAGGGATGGGATTAAATGCTTATTTTGTTTATTCTGTATGTCTTGGGCTTGGATTTACTTATGCTAATGCATTAGTGATGGTATTATTCGATGGCATTGTTTTTACTTTGTTGACCATAACTGGTTTACGAAAAATTATTTTCAATGCTATTCCAAAAGCAGTTAAAAATTCTATTTCTGCTGGTATTGGTTTGTTTATTGCTTATATTGGCTTACAATCTGCTGGAATTATTGTTCCTGATGCTTCAACAGCTTCCACTATGTCTTCATTTAATATCTTTAGTGGTTCTGCTAATTGGGAAACAATTATGCCAATGCTTGTTACAATTATTACAATTTTAATTATTTCTGCCCTTGTTGCTTTTAAAAAGAAAGGTGCAGTATTAATTGGCATTGTTATTGGTACAGTTCTTTATTATCTTGGTGGGCTTACTATTCAAGGTTTTTATGATGGATTTAGTTTTCTTACTATGAGTCCTTCAACAGCTTTTAAGGCATTTGGTAGGGAATCTTTATTTGCAGTTTTTAAATCTGGTTTTGATTTCAGCAATTATATTTTAATTCATGGACAAGCTAATTTTGTCTTAAGTTTGCTTACTACAATGATTGCCTTTTGTATTGTTGATATGTTTGATACTTTAGGTACACTTTATGGTGCTTGTTCCCGTGGTGGACTTATGACAGAAAATGGCGAAGTTCTTAATTTAAATAAAGCCATGCTAAGTGATGCGCTGGCTACTTGTACTGGTGCTATATGTGGCACTTCTACTGTTACTACTTTTGTTGAATCATCTGCTGGTGTTGCAGAAGGTGGAAGAACTGGTCTTTCTGCTATAACTACTGCTGGTTTATTCTTCATTGCAATGTTCTTTGCCCCAATTGCTTCATTAATTCCAAGTGCGGCAACTTCAGCGGCTCTTATTTATGTAGGTGCATTAATGATTGGTTCTCTGAAAGATATTGAATGGGAAAATCCAGAAATTGCAATTCCAGCATTCTTAACTGTTACCATTATGGCATTTAGTTATAGTATCAGTAATGGTATTGGTATTGGCATCCTTGCCTATACTTTTATTAAAATTTTCGTTGGAAAGATTCAAGAAATTCGTATTTCAACTTGGGTTATTGACATTCTATTTCTTGCAATGTTTCTTTTAAGCCATTAAAAAAAATATACTGTCAATTATTTTTTTTGACAGTATATATATGTGTTTGTAGTTCAGATGGTAGAACACATGACTTTTAATCATGGGGTCGAGGGTTCAAGTCCCTCCAGACACACCATACCCCTAAGATTCGTGGGGTAAATATAATTATTTTTCATGTAAAGGAAGGAATTTACAAATGAAGATTTTTAGTGAAAAGACTAACAAGTATTACGCTACAGTTGATGAATGTCTGGAAGCAGAAAAGAAGTATGATGAAGCTATTACGGTAAAGGAAGCTGAAAAGAAGAAGCTTTCTGAAACACGCAAGGTTCGTGCAAAGGAAGTCGAAGATGCTTATAAGGCTCGTTTTGAAGCAGATAAGGTTTATCGTGAAAAGCTTAATAAGTTTATCAATGACTATGGTTCGTTTCACATGACTTTTGATACTGAAGTAGAAGATTCTTTGAATCTTTTTGATTTACTTGACAGTTTTTGGTTTTAATTTTTAAGGGGGTAAAACTTTTTTAAAAAGGGAATTTTACCCCCTTAAATCTAAAAATTATTATAAAGGGGATTTTATATGAGAAATAGAGCATGGAGAAGAAAAAAAGATTTTTCTAAAGCAGAAAGAAAAAGAAATATTGATTTAGCTGTAAGCTGTTATAATTTAAAAGAATATAATAATCCCTTTTGTAGTTGGCAATCTTATATACAAATTGGTATGTACAATAATTTACATGAATATTCAAAAAATAAAATTCATTGTAGTTGTCCTTGGTGTTCACCTAAAACAAGAAAAAAAGGAAAAAATTATTGTCCTGCTATAAATTATAAACCTTCTGATAAAAGAAAAATTGATTCTATGAATTATGAAATTGAAAATTATAAGGATGATTTTATTTGATATATTTTAATAGTGCATTAGGAAAATTTTATGAAAATGGTAAAGAAATTAATTTACCTGAATTAAAAAATGGGAAATATACTCATAAAGTTACACAAATAAATAATAAATTATATTGTAATGGATATGAATGGAAAAATAATAATTGGAAGAAAACGTTAAAGGCGTTGTTTTATTACATTTTTTAATATGAAAGAAAAAATTGTTTGGGAATCAAAAAATGGTCATATTATTATTATTAAAAGAAAATCATTTTTTAATAATGATGAAATGATTTATTGTATATATAAAGAAAAAAGAGATTATAAAAGATTTAATTCATATAGATATTATGATGTAACATGGAATTTTGTAAGATGGGAATATACACTCACAGAAGCAGTTGATTATATAAAAAATAATGTAAAAGATAGTATTTTAGAATAAAAAAAGATGGGATGGTTGACATATGTCAAGAAGTTATAAGAAAAATCCTGTATGTACAGACCGTCCTAATGGGGCTAAATATTGGAAAAGATTAGCCAATAAAAAAGTAAGAAGAAAAAATAATCATTTTTCAAAAGGGAATAAATATAGAAGATTATTTAATTCATGGGAAATTCATGATTATATTTCAAGATGGAGTAAGTATGAAGCATTAAATGATTTAAATAGATATAAATATTTAAAAGAAAGTTATAAATCAAAAGAAGAATTTTTAAATAAATTTTGGAAGAAACATTATGTAAGGAAGTAATATGGGATTAAAATTTAAAATTTGTAATTGGATTTGTAACGATTATTTAAGAAATTATTTAGCGGTTGGTGTAAGACTCCCTTTAATTAATTTTTTAAAATACAATAGTAAAAATTTAGATAGTTTTGAAATTAAAAGAATTGAAAAGATAATTGAATGTATTGATGAAATTTTTCAATTTTAGAAATGAATAAAATAATTTTTAATTTAAAATATAATATTATAGAATTTATAAATAATTATATCTTACGAAAAAAATATTGTGATTATTGTTATTATTTTGGAGGTTTAATGTGTGACCACATAGATGAAAATGGCAACTGTCTTGGTTTTCGTAGATATAAGATTATGGATAAAATAAAATATAAATATACTCAACATAAAATAAGTAAAATTGTAAAAAAATACTTGACAAATAACAAGTAATGTGATATAATATAGAAGTCAAATGAAGTGAACAGCATTTATACACAATGGTGGTTAGAAATCCGCTTACCTTAATGAACTGTGTGAGGAACGAGTCGCCATAAAAAAAGTTCTTGACAAATGAAGAAAATTGTGATATAATATAAAAGTAAGTTAGATATGGCGCCGTAGTCCAGAGGCAGGAGACAAACGACTTAAAATCGTTACAGGCCGAGTTCGAATCTCGGGGGCGCTACCAAATATAATAAACAGGACAGCATTGACGGATGTTTTTTAATACCTACATTATTAAAATTACTGTTTATTATATAAAATAATTACCTATGTAGGAGGAAAAATAAATGTATAATATACATAAAAAAGTAGCTTGTAAAAATTGTGGAAGATTAATTGATGTTGCTTGTATTAAAAAACACGAAAATGCTTGTATAAATGGTTATAAAAATGATAAAATTAATTCATATCATTTAGACCATGATGATTTATATTGTAAATTTTGTAAAAAAGAATGCAAAAATAAAAATAGTTTAGCACAACATGAATTAAGATGTAAATATAACCCAAATCGAAAAGATGTAGATAAATTTGCTATTTATATTAAAAATAATAGAAAAGGGAAAACAAAAGAAAATTGTAAAGAAATAGCAAAACAAGTCCAAACAATGAAAAATAAATATGAAAATGGGTATAAAAGAAATACAACTTGGAGCTATTTAGATAAAAATTTTTATCATATATTTGAAAATCATAATAAAGAAGAAATTAAAAAATGGTTTGATTATATAGAAACTTTAAATATAAAAATTCCTTATTATGAAACAAATAATAATAAAGAATATATAATTATAAAGAAAAGAAGTTTAAAAGAAATTTGTGATTTTCCATCTTATTTTGAACACGATTATATTGCAAATAAATTGTTAAATGGAAAATTAAAAAAAGAAAATACAGTTCATCATATTGATGAAAATAAACATAATAATAAATTTAATAATTTAATTGTTTTTCAAACTTCTTCTGACCATAAAAGATTTCATACAAGTAAGTATGCTTTCTTAATCTATAATGAAAAAACACATTTATTTAAGTGTATAAACAAAAAAGAATGAAATTTTATAAAAATAGGATTCTGAAAAATGAATCCTATAATATAGCAGGAAGAATTGGTATTCACTTTAGTCTCATAAACTAAATTCCATAGGTTCGATTCCTATTCCTGCATCCACATATAGGGTTATAGTAGGTTGCAAACTATTATATTTAGAGATAGAAGCCTATTTCTTCTATCTCACCTATAAAAATAAATCTTTAAATGGGTGAGATTAAAAAATGAATATAAAATGTTTAAATTGTAGGAAAGAAATTGAAAAAACTTATAAAGGAAGAAAATATTGTTGTAGTAAATGTCAACATGAATTTGAAAGAAAAGAATGGGAAAGAAAATTGTTAAGTGGTGAAATAGATGGTTTTCATAAAACTGACCATTGGGGCAACATACCAGACCGTAAATGTAGTAAATGTGGATGGGGGATGGGGTGAAAGAAATCCATTTACAGGATTAATACCTTTAGAAGTTGAACATATAGATGGGAATTATAAAAATAATCGTCCAGAAAATTTAATTCTTTTATACCCAAATTGTTATTCTTTAACTAAAAATTATAGGGGTGCTAATAAAGGGAAGGGCAGAGGAAAAACTTGGTATCCCTCAGAAATAAAAAAATTGATTTAGACGGTTAGCTCAATCGGTTAGAAGCCTTGGACTTATAATCCAAAGATTGGGGTTCAAGTCCCCAACCGTCTACCACTTTTTTAAAAATATCTGGGTGTAATTCAGTTGGTAGAATGCGTGATTTGGGATCACGATGCCGGGAGTTCGAGTCTCCCCACTCAGACCAGAGGCTTTTATTTCAGTATTGCTTTGTGCCATTCCAATAAGGAAAACAAATGAAATACGAATATGCCATCCGTAAGTTACAGATTACGGTGAGGATGCTGTAACATCCGAAATTTGAGCAACGACCTTAACAGAGAGTAGCTGGACTTCCCGCCCATTGAGGGGAAAAGTGCTGGTAAATTGTCCATAACACCAGACACCAGAACATAAGGGCATATGGAATGGTAACAATTGGACGATTTTGATTTGTAAGCTCTTAAGTGAACTTTCAAGCCCCACAAGGCTGGAAAATCACATACCAGCCCATTTGAGATAATATCAAGACAAAGATAATGAACAGACTAATGTGTTGTTCGTGGGGGAGTTTAATTATGGTGCTATAGACGAATAGGTAAAGTCACCAGCCTTTCACGCTGGAATTTTGGGGTTCAAGTCCCCATAGCATCACCAATGTAATCGTGAATAATCCAAGAGAAATAAGTTAGTATCTTGAAATGATAGGGTAAACTGCTTATTCAAATCAACGCATGATAAGTGAAAAGCTGGACATGGGGTAACGATTACATATCAATTCAACGTGGACACCGCAAGTGAATAGCGTTTAGCGGAACAGTCGTATGGGTTTAAATAAGTCCTGAAAAGAAGCCCCTCAAGTTACTTTGTGTAATTGCGTTAGAATGGTAGTAATAACAAAAGGTAATAAAATATTCTACTAATGTTTGCAAGTATCATTTCAAAAAACTGCCGCTGGTAAGCGTAGGTTCCTTATCCAGTCCGAGGAAAAAGAAAAGTGGGTTGATAGGTTGAAATGCTTATAGGCATCCTGCATAGAAGGATAAAAACCTATTTTAAAATATGTGGATATAACTCAATTGGCAGAGTGCCAGACTTCCAATCTGGATGCTGTGGGTTCAATTCCCATTATCCACTCCAATATCCCAATACGCCTATGGTCATAGGTCTAAGCGTACCAAGTTGGGATTGTAAACAGGCTAAAATCCTTGCCTTTGAAATGGTTGGTTTGTAGAGTTTGCCGCCTATAAGCTGACTATAGTTGAGTGGTTAAACCTAAGACAGTTTTAATGAAGCTTTGGCAAAGTAGAAATAAAACTGTCGATTTATATAAGAAGAAGTATATATATAGGATTCACAAGTTTGATGAAGTTCTCTGTGGATAGCAGTTAAATCATCCTTCTTCTAAAAAAAATACTTGACAAATAATAAAAAGTGTGGTATAATATATGAGTATTGTAAATCAAATTCCTAAATCTGAAGATGGTTATGGTGTAAGATATATTTCTGAATATGGAAATGAATATATTATATCTCAAAATACAAAGAAAGAAAAATTTACTCTTTGGGAAATATTAAAAAATGGATATGAAAAAATTGGTACTGCGAATAGTCCAATAGATTTATATAAAAAATGTAATTAATTTTTGCCTCTATAGTATAAAGGATATTACAAGGCACTTGTAATGCTTAGATTACAGTTCGATTCTGTATGGAGGCTCCAAGAAACGCTGTTGATTATTGTTAGTTCCCAAAAGCTATCCCTATTAGCAGGTGAAACGAGTGCGCACGAATACATAAAATCAACAAATCAACTTTTCAAGCGTTGTATAGATTTTAAAATTCTTTAGGGCGTTATTTTAGAATCTTATTTAGGAGAAAAGTTTTTATATATTGGGGCGTAATCTAACGGCTTGGATATATGGCTTTGACCCATAGTAAGGTTGTTCAACTCAACCCGCCCCAGCCATATAAAACAACAATGTTCCTAAAAAAGCATTTATACAATCCGTAAATAGCTAATGGTTCATTGTTTAGATATATTATCCCAAGATAAAAATATCTTGGGATAAAATTTTATGCTTGACAAATTTTATTTTTTGTGATATAATTCAATTAAATTAAAGGAAGTGATAAAAATAAATTATTCAAATGACATAAACTTTTCTCCATGTTATTGTTATAATATAGGAAGTAGAAAAATATATTCAAATATATCTAATTATTATTTAAGCGATTATAGAATTGAAGAATATGGATGGTGCGCTGGTACGAAAGAGCAAGAAGAATGTTCTTGTGGTGGGGATAAAAATAAATGTGATTTTTATGATTACATAAGGAAACAAGCAAAAGAAGATAATTTAAATAATAAAATATTAAATGCAATTAAATTTCTTGAAGAAAATGGGTATAAAGTAGAAAAGAAATAATATTAAATGGAGGGTATATAAAATGGAGAATACTTATATTTCTTATCTTGAAGCAATGCATAAATCTGAAAACACTATTAAAAGTTACATTACCCATATTAACGAAATGCTTAATATTATTGGGAAAGAAGAAAATGAAATTAAATATGTGGATTTGCTTGAATGGCTGAAGAAGATTTCTAATAATTCTCCTGCAACTATTAATTTGAAAATTTCTGCTGTCAAAAGTTACTTTAAGTATCTTAAAAAGATTGAAGTTATTCATTCCAATCCTGCTTTGGAACTTGAAAAAGTTAAGAATAATCCTAAAGAAAAACAGTATGTTTCTTCTGAAGATATGAAGAATATTATTAAAAATATGTATACTGCTGAAGGTAAAGCTATTGTTGCGCTTATGGCTTCTACTGGATTGCGTTATACTGAAATGGCAAATATTACTTTGGAAGAATATAAAATTGCGCTTGCTACAGATAGGTCAATTGTTATTGTAGGTAAGGGTAATAAGGAAAGAAAGATTTTTGTTAATGATACTGCCAAGTATTATATTGATGATTACCTTTCTAAGAATTATAAAAATAAAAAAGGTACAGATAAACTTTTTGTTACTGCTGATGAAAGTTGTCTTAGAAGGTCACTTATTCGTGCGGCTAAAAAAGCTAATCTCCCTTATGCAAATAGTATTTCCCCACATTGGATTAGAATGTTTTTTGCAACTAATTCTTTGGAACATGGGGTAGATTTGGCTACTATTAGGGATGCGCTTGGTCATTCTAATATTGCTGTTACTTCCAGATATGTTAAGTCTTGTGATAATAAAATTAGAAATGTTATGTCGCAGGATATGATTTTTAATAATACTGATATTTAAGAAAGGGTAAAATATGGAAGATAAAAAGTTACAAGAACTTATAGAAAAGGAAACTAAAGATTTAGCAGAAAAAAGTTTTTTAAATGGAACAATCGTAGGGTGGAATGCTTGTTTATTTGAAATTAAAAAAGAAATTTCTTCAATGACAAGTACAAGAAAGATTAAAAAATTTATTGATAATAAAATTATTGAATCACAAAGTAGAATAAATAATTATGTTAATAATAAGGAAGTTGAAAATGATAAGGTATAAGTATAATAATAAAGAAAAAGAAATTCGTTGTAACTTTTGTAATACTGATTTTTTGTATGCAGATAGTGATATAATTGATTTAGATGAAAGACATTATGGATTTATTTGTCCAGAATGTGGTAATGAAATCATTATTGAAGAAAGAACTCCTTTTAAATTCCCACAATCTTTTTTCCAATTTGGAAAGGGAAAGATTTTAAGTGATTCAGAAATTCAAGAGGGTATTAACATAGTAAGAAAAAATCTTGAAGACAATAAAAAAAGTTTTTATCATTCTTGGGCTACTGGTGATACTATAATTTTTGGTGAAAAAGAAGATAATAAATATATTAATATTTATGTAGCTAAAAATTATTATTCTACTTCTTATACAATCGAATAATAATTAACTTGACAAATCCTCTTTTATATGATATAATTTATATATCTATAAAGGAGGATTTTTATTATGCGTCTTTGGCATAAAGATTTAATTGATGTTCTTCCAAGAGAACAACTAATTTCACAATGGCGTGAATGTTGCGCTATTGCAAAAGCTATTGATGAAGACGGGACACCCAATCACATTCTTGTCAATAGAATAATGAATTATGATTTAAAACATTTTATTTGTTATACTTCTTTAGTATGTTATGAATTAGTAAAACGGGGGTATCATTATAAAGAAAAAAGTTTTAAGAAATATCTTCCATTGTGGTCAACATATATTACAAGAAATGACTTATTTTCAAATTGGCATAATGAAAGATATTTAGTTCAAAATTATTTTAATCTTCAAGAAAAGTATGATTGTGGTGGTATTTCAGAAGAAGATTGGAATAAAATTGATACTAAATTTAAAAAAATGATAGACAATTATCCAGAATATAAAAAACAATTTGAGGGTTGGTGGTATGGATAAATGGAAGAACCTATTTGGGTAAATTATCATAAGCATACTTCATTATCTAATGTTTATACAAAGGACAGTCCACTTGTTCATAAAGATTATTGGAACGAATTAAGAAAAAGATATGGAAACAGGGAATGTATCTATACTACTGTTGAACATGGATGGGCTGGGAATTATTTTAAAACTTATGATGATTTAGAAAAATATAATAAAAAGAACAATACTAATATTAGATTTGTTTTTGGTGTTGAAGCTTATTGGGTTAAAGATAGACATGAAGAAGACAAGTCTAATTGCCATATTATTTTATTAGCAAGGAATGATAAGGGAAGAAAACAGATTAATAAGATTATTTCTATTGCTAATAAAGACGGATATTATTATCGCCCAAGAATAGATAAAGAATTGTTAGATATGCTTGATGGTAATGATGTTATGATTACTACTGCTTGTATTGCATTTTGGAATAAATACGAAGATATTGACGATTTTGTTCAATATTTAGCTGATAGATTTAAATATTTTTTTCTTGAAGTACAACCACATAATACTGATTCACAGAAAGAATTAAATAAACACATTATCACAATGCATAATGAATTAAATATTCCTATTATTGCTGGTGTTGATAGTCATGTTATTAATGAAAATCAAATGGTAGATAGGGATGATTTATTAGAATCAGCACATATAAGTTATGAAGATGAAGAGGGTTGGTATATGGATTTTCCTACTTATAATGTGCTTTTTAAAAGATTCCAAGAACAAGACATTTTGAAAAATGAAGAAATTAAAGAAGCAATAGATAACACAAATATCATTTTTAAATTTGAAGATATTATTCTTGACCGTTCATTAAAAGTTCCTGTAATTAAATCTTTAAAAAATAAAACACAAGAAGAAAGAAATAAAATTTTTGAATCTATTTTGAAAAATGAATGGAAAGAACAAAAATGGGATATTAATAAAGATAAATACGAAGAATATAGAAAAGAAATAAATCATGATATAAAAGAAATTGAAGCTTGTAATATGGCAGATTATTTTATTTTGTCATATTATATTATGAAATATGGGCAAGAAAAATATGGTGGAGTATTAACACCTACAGGGCGCGGTTCTGCTGTTTCTATGTATCTTAATAAGCTTTTAAGATTAACAAAAGTAGATAAAGTAAATAGCTCTGTTCTTATGTACTCTGAAAGATTTCTAACCAAAGAAAGAGTTTTAGAATCGCATACGCCGCCCGATATCGACAACAACGTAAGTTCCAGAGAACCATTTATTCAAGCACAAAAGGAGTTAATTGGGGATTTAGGTACTTATGATTTAATTGCTTTAGGTACACTCAAATTAAAAGCCGCTTGGAAGATGTATGCAAGAGCAAATGGTATTTCTCCTGAAACTGCAAATGAAGTTTCTAAACAATTAAGTTCTTATGAATTAGCAAAAAAACACGCAGAAGAAAATGAAGATATAAATATAGAAGATTATATTGATAATCAATATAAAGATTTAGTAAAAGGTTGCCAAAAATATTTAGGAATTTATGATACTATAAAAGGGCATCCATGTGCTACGATTGCTTATGATGGTGATGTAGAATCAGATATAGGAATTGTATTATGTAAATCTGAAGCTACTGGAAATAAAGTATTAACTGCTGTTATAGAATCAGGAACAATTGATGCTTTTGGCTATTTAAAACAAGATTATCTTATTGTTGATTCAATTGGATTAACTTATGATATTTATAAAGAAATTGGGATTGAACCATATTCTGTAAACCAATTACTTGAAAAAGTAAAAGATGATAAAAAAGTTTGGGATATTTATGCTAATGGTTTTACTCAATGTGTTAATCAATGTGAGCAACCTAAATCAACTGCTAAAGTAATGAGATATAAACCTAAAAATATATCAGAACTTACTCAATTTGTAGCAGGAATAAGACCTTCTTTTCAATCTATGTATCATACTTTTGAAAGTAGACAGCATTTTGAATATGGCATTAAAGCACTTGACCAATTACTTCAAGATGAATATTGTTCTTCTTCTTTTATTCTTTATCAAGAAAGTCTTATGAAGGTTTTGGAATTTGCTGGATTTCCTATGAGCGATACTTATACAATTATAAAAGCAATTTCTAAAAAGAAAGATTATATTATCAAAGATGCAAAACCAAAGTTTATTAAAAATTTTGCACTTGCTATTATTGCTACTGGTGAAACAAACGATATAGAAAAAGCAAATGAATTAGCCACACAAGTTTGGACTATTGTAGAAAATAGTGCGGCGTATGGGTTTAATTGTGTATCTGGTGATACAATTATTAAAAAACCAAGTAATAATGGCAATTTTATTCCAACAATAGAAGAAATGTATAAGATTAAACACGATATAAATTATGCAAAAAGTACAGGACATAAAAGTTTGCATGATAAATATAATCTTTATGGTTATGGTTATGGATTATCAATGAAAGATGGAAAAATTTATAAAAATAAGATTATTGATATTTATAAACAACCAAAAGCTTTAACTTATATTATAAAAACAGAAACAGGAAGAAAAATTAAGGCCACTGAAAACCATAAATTCCCAACAGTTGAAGGAATTAAATTATTAAAAGATTTAAAAATTAATGATTTACTTTATGTTCAAGGTGAATATAAGAAAAAATTTTTTAATACAAGATTAACAAATAATTTTGAAAATAATTTTCCTAAAAAGGGTGAATGTGGTTTTCAAAAAAAGATAAATGGTGATTCTGTTGTTTATGAAAACTATAGAAATAAAAAAATAAATTTATTATGCCAATGCGAATGTTGTGGGGAAACTTATTCTTTAGAAAAAAGATTTGAAGTGCATCATAAAGATTTTAATAGATTCAATAATATTGAAGATAATTATATGTGGTTATGTTGTTCTTGCCATAAAAAAATACATTATAAACATGGCAGGATAAAACAATATGAAAATGGGATTGAATGTAATACTGAAAAAATAATTTCAATTGCAAAAAATATTATTGAAGATGTTTATGATGTAGAAATGAGCGAAGATGTTGGTCATAACTTTGTAGCAAATGATGGAATTATAACTTGTAATTCTGCCCATGCTTATTGTATGGCTATTGATAGTGTTACAATTGCTTATCTTAAAGCATATTATCCTTTGGAATTTTATAAAGTAGTTCTTCAAAGATTTACTAATAAAGGAGAAAAAAATAAAGTTTCTTTAATTAAACAAGAAATGATTAAACGTGGATTTTCTCTTAAAGAAATTAAATTTGGAGATGATAATAGACAATTTAATATTGACAAAGAAAATAATTGTATTATTCAAACAATGACAAGTATTAAAGATATGCCAAAGTCTACTCCTGAAGCTCTTTATGAATTAAGTTTAAAAGGTGTCAAAAATAGGGCAGAAATTTATCAATATTTAATTTCTGATAATAGAATAAATAGTAAAGCTATTGAAATTCTGTTTAAATTAAATTATTTTTCTCAATTTGGTTCTCCTAAAAAATTGATGACAGAATTTGAAATTTATAAAAAATATATTGATAGTAAAGTAATTTCAAAATCTAAACTTACTGAAGAAGAAATTAATATTATTAAAGAATGTTCTGGTAAAGAAACAGAAAAACAATTCCGTGATATAGATAATAAAAAATTAATTTCAAAAATGATAAAAAAATCAAACATTGAAAAGACTACAGTTTTTGATTTGATAAAATGGCAAATTGAATTTCTTGGGTATACAACATTATCTGATGTTTCTATTCCAACTACTACATGGATTATTACAGATATTGAATCTTCTTCTTTTGGAACGCAAAAATTTACTTTATATAATATTCATTATGGGGCTTCAAAACAATATAAAGTAAATAAAAAATGGTCTGCAACACATAAAGCAGAAATAGGCGACATTATAACTTGTGTTTTCCAAGAAAAGGATAAGTTTAGAAAATCAGAAAATGGTTCATTTTTAAAAACAGGAGAAAAGGAAATAATAATTAAATGTTATAAAAAGGAGGATTTATAATGTTGGAATGGAATACTTATCTTGAAGATATTAATAAAAGAAAAATAATTATTTTCAATGTTTTTAAACATTATTCATTTTGTGAAGATTTAAAAAAAATAATAAAAAAATGTAAAACAATTGAAGATTTTTCAACAGAATTAAAAAGAATTTGTATGTATTATTTTTGGTCAAAATGTGAATATGAAATTATTCTAACTTGTTGGCCTCGATGGGATAAATTTAAAGAAGAAAAAATAGATGTTTATGACCAATTAAAATTAAATTGGGATAAATTTGTTAAATATGTATGGGAAAATAAAAAGGAAATTTTGAAAAATGAAATTTGATAATAAACAATTAATAGAACAAATTAGAGAAGTTGGACAAGGATTAATTGACAATGCTTCATCAATGGTAGCAGATTTAGAAAATATATCAAATATTTATATTAGTATTTCTTTTGCACCAGATTTAACACCATCAATTAATGTTCAAACAGAATTTTTTCCAAATACACTTTTAAATTATTTTAAAAATAACTATTGACAAAATAGATTTTATATGATATAATACACACGGAATTAAAAAAGACCAAAAAAAATAAAAAAATAAAAGGAGATATGTATTATGCCCGCTAATGTTGAAACTATGTTTGCAGTAAGAGAGAAGCCTTGGCATGGACTTGGCGAAATTATTGAAGAAGCGCCCACTTCTCGTGATGCAATTAAGCTTGCTGGTCTTGATTGGCTTGTTCAGAGTAACCCAATCTTTGATATGTATGGTAATGAAATTAAAGGATTTAAAGCCAATACAAGGTCTTCTGACAATTCTATTCTTGGCGTTGTCACAGACAAATATAAAATTGTTCAGAATGTAGAAGCGTTTGATTTTACGGATGCTTTGATTGGAAATGAAATGAGGTATGAAACTGCTGGTTCTTTGAAGAAGGGCAGAACGATTTGGCTTCTGGGAAAAATGCCAGATAGATTTATTTGCGGAGATAAATTTGAACCTTATATCGTGTTTTCTAATTCCCATGATGGTACTGGTGCTGTTAAAATTGCTATGACCCCCATTCGTGTGGTCTGCAATAATACGCTTAACATGGCACTTCATAGTGCCAAAAGAAGTTGGTCAACTAAACATATGGGCGATATGAGCGCTAAACTTTCTGAAGCAAGACAGACACTTGAGCTTGCAAATGAATATCTTGATAATCTTAGTATTGAAGCAGAAAAGCTTGCAAATGAAACAATGAAGGAAGACGATGTTATTAAGACACTTGATGAAATGTTTCCTATTGATGAAGATGCAAGTGATAGACAGAAGCAGAATGTACAAAACGCAAAGGATGGAATTATGATTTGTATGGTTCGTCCAGATATTGCACAGTTCCTTGGAACAAAGTGGGGTTTTATTAATGCTGTGTCTGATTATGTTGGGCATTCCATTCCTGCCAGACTTACTACTAATTATCAAGAGAATAATTGGGGAAAGATTATGAATGGTCACCCAATTCTTGACAAGGCTATGAATCTTGTGGCGGTTTAATTCCGTCACAAGATTTTAACAAATAAAAAAATGGAAAATAAATGTGATACTTGTATAAATAGCAGACCAATCATTTCAGAAAATGGTATTCATCATAATTGTATGTTTTCAAGTAAAAGAGCAATAAAATGTTTAATGAATGATTATTGTTATTATAATACAATTAAAATAGATGAAAATGGAAATATAAAAATAATTGATATAACAGGGGTAGAATTAAAATGGTAAGAGAATATACACCTATTGTTGATGGATTTCAAGTTAGAGATATAAATTCACTTCTTTGTTTGGGTAAATATCCAGAAACACCAACAAGATTTGATATTGTAAAATGGGAAGAATGTGAACCACATACTGCAATAGATGGTGAAACAGGGGAAGAAAGACAAATTACAAAATATTGTTATTCTGTTGGGTGTTTAGAATGGAATCCCAAAGAGCCATGTTTTGAATTTGAATCTATTGGGTTAAGATGGTTAGAATCTAATCCTTCAGAAAGAGTTATTAAAATGATTCTTGGATTTTGCAAAATGATGGAATCTGTTTTAAATAAAAATTATGATTGACAAATAAAATTATTTATGATATAATATAGAAAAGTCGAAAAGGCTTGAACTATTTTTAGGAGGAATGTAAAATTTGAGTAAGGCAATTATGATTATTGGCCCAAGTGGGTCTGGTAAAACAACAAGTCTTAGAAATCTTAATTATAAGGAAGCTTTTTATATTGATGCAGATGGTAAGGGTTTGAGTTGGAAAGGCTGGCGAAAACAGTATTGTAAAGAAAACAAAAACTATTATCGTTCTGATGATGCAGAACAGATTTACAAGGTAATGGAACAAATTGATACCAAGCAAAAGCATATTAAGTATCTTATTATTGATACTCTTAATGGCATTATGGTTGGTGATGAAATGAGAAGGGCTAAAGAAAAAACATATGATAAATGGATGGATTTAGCTCAATCAGTTTTCAATATTGTAGATTATTCAAACAAAATGAGAGAAGATTTATATGTAATTCTTTTGGCTCATTCACAGACAAGTGATGATGGTTTTACTTGTATGCTTACAAATGGCAGAAAGCTTAATAAGATTTGTCTTGAAAGTAAGATGACAACAGTGCTTGTTGCAAAAGAATCAGAAGGTAAATATATTTTTGAGACAAGAGCACATAATAGTACGGCAAAGACCCCAATGGGGGCTTTTGATGAAGATACCATTGATAATGATATTACTTTGGTTATTAAAGCACTTGAAGATTTTTAATTAAGGAGAAATAAAATTGAAGAAGATTAACGATTGGGAAAATATTAAGGAAAATTCAGATTTTAAGCGTCTTGAACCGGGAGCTTATATTTGTGCTATCAAGGCAGTAGAAGATGTTTCAGATAAGGAATATCTTAAGATTTATTTCGATATTGTAAAGGGAGATAATAAGGGTTATTTCCAAAAGCTTTATGATTCTGATACTCGTAAGGATAAGAAGTGGCCTATTGCTGGTACTCTTATTCGTTCTTACAAGGAAGCCGCCCTTTCAATGTTTAAGGGATTCTGTACTGCTGTTGAAAAGTCAAATAAGAATTATAAGTGGAATTTTGACGAAAAGACTCTTGTTAAGAAGTATATTGGTTTAATTATTGCTGATGAAGAATATCTTAACACTAAAGGCCAGAAGCGTGTTCGTAATTATGTTGCCTCTGTTCGTTCTCTTGAAGCAATTGAAAAGGGAGATTTTACTATCCCAGCCTTAAAGGAAATTGATGAATCTAAGGTTGCAGAAAGCAAGAAGGAAGAATTTATTGATCCATTTTCTGATGAAAATGTGACCAATAATGATACAGAATCTAATTCTGATTCACCTTTTGTTGATGATGAAGATGATTTTGACCCATTTAGTTGAAAAAAATACTTGACAAAATATTAAAAATATGATATAATATAATAGAGGTAGATAAGTTAGCGCAAACTTATCTTTTAAAAAGGAACTGCTTACCTCAGTTCCTTTTACTCATATAATAAAATAATTCTAAGGTAAGGAGAATTTTATAAATGGAAGAAA